AGCGGCGGCATCTTCAACAGAGCCGGCGGATTGGTCGACCAATTTTAATGATTATTACACCAAGGATGAAGATGGATTTTACCACAGAGTTTATGGTAACGTAGCACCTACGTTCGCAGCAAACACTTACTATAAACCAGGTACACCTGTAAAAGTGCCTACTGCCACAACAGTTCCAACATGGCAGGTAAATACATATTACATAGTAAACACATCGTATAATGCAGATGTTCATAAATTTGCTCCACAAATTGAGAGTATTGATGCTCGTTACGATGGTTCATTCGGTAACAAGTTACTTGTAACATTTAATCCTGTGGCAAGTAGAAATAGAACATCTACCTATCAGTATTCAATGGTGACTGTTTATAGGGCTGATATTACGGTAGAGACAACTAATGTATCACCTACAATGATAGATGTACAACCCCGTATAACTGGTGTACATAAATTAGAATCTCATATTGTTACTACTAATCCGGACGATGTAAACTATTTTGAAAATGTAGAATTTAATTATATTAAGATTAAAGGTACAGCTTCCGCATATGACGAACTTTCACTTATTTGGAGTGATATGTCAGTTGACCCTGAAGCTTCTGTTGTTTATAGTGGTTTCCCAGAAATACCACTTAGATATGTAGATGAGGACGGTAATACTAAGTTTAACGCAGACGCACTTCTTTACAACGGTATGGATTTTGTGTTTGATGCAGATTTAACTGCTATATTACAAAGAGGTTTTGGTGGTTTTACTATTAGTGGTAGTGCAGATAGTAAAGTTACAGTTGCTAACATTAATAAATGGATATGGGCTTGTTATCAACCAAATGGTATAATTTCTGATGTACTTACTAACATTGCTAATTGTTATGAAAACTATACTGACCCATATGTATACGATTTTGATTTTGTAACATCTGGTGGATTCCTAAGTGAAGAGTATACAATAACTAAACCCGATGGCACTGTTGTAACAACACAAGAAGCTGCGGAAGCAAGTACAGATGTACTAATTGCAAAATCGGATAGGGATTCGGAAATAATACCGAAGGGTATAACTCCTATACACAAGGCCATGTTAGATTTAGTAGAAACACGACAGGACTGTATTGCATTGTTTGACATTAATCCTTTCTGGGATAAATCCTCATTATCTATTTATGTTAACCTTGTGAATACATCATACGGCGCGTTTCATGCTCCTTGGTGCTACTGCAACAACCCTAATGCCGTTGGTACCATACTTATGCCTCCTTCATTTGTATTCCTTTATACAATGCTTTCGAATCTCATAAATAACACAGAGGCACAGAAGTGGTTCCCTCCTGCAGGTGTTACAAGAGCTACAGCAAGAGTAGTTGTAAAGCCACTTTATGAGATAGGTTCTGTATTACTTGATAAGTGGGAGAATAATACTTTAGCAAGAGTTAATCCTATTATGAAGTTAAAGAATTATGGTTACGTTATTTATGGACAGTATACAGCATATGTAGCACAGGATGAATATACACATTCTGCACTCGAGAGCTTAAATGTTAGACTTATATCTAACTGCGTAAAGAAGCAGATATTTAATACTTGCTTAAAGCTTACATTTGAACCTAACAATAGTTCACTTTGGATGAAGTTCTATGATGCTATGGATAAGTATTTACTCTTTATGAAGCGTAACGATGGTGTATATGATTACAGAATCCAAATGGACGAAGGAACTGTTACAACGGATGATATTAATGAGTTACGTTGTCCTGGTAAGGTATGGATTAACCCTGTAAGAACAGCTGAGTTCTTTGATATAGACTTTATCCTCACTGAAGCTGGAGTAACATTTACTGATACCGTAGAGGAGGGTGTATAATATGAATCTAACTCCATTAAAATATGGTGCCTATCATATGATAGGTCAGGACGCTTGGGAACCACAGCGTACAAACAACTTTGAGATAAGATTTCCTAACTTACCTCAATTATACTCCATTGACCAAGGTTTAGCAATGCCTTCTAATGCAACAGATTACCTTACACTTTCTACTCAGAGTGTTGGCGGTCTTAATACTAATATCAGCGCATTAGATGTTTCTTACGGAAACAATAACATTAAGTTTGCAGGTAAGCCTGAATACCCAGATGTAACTATTACATTTAGAGACTTTATTGGTATTCAGACAGAGCGCATACTTATGGCATGGAGTAAACTTGTTTATAATCCTGCTACTGAAAAGGTTGGTAGGGCAAGTATCTATAAACAGCAAGGTTACTTACTTGAATTTGCTCCGGACGGTACGAATGTAAAAACTTGGAAGCTTGAAGGTGCTTGGCCAGGTAGCATTTCGTTTGACGATTATTCTAATGACGGTAACGATATTAGAAGAATCAGTGTTACATTTAATGTAGACGTAGCAATTCCATTAGACTAATGCATAGTCAATACCTCGTATCAATACAGACCTGTACATTAATACAGGTCTGTATTTTTTTTATTCTACGTTTTTACAAAAACTATTACTTACATATAAAGACTTTATAAAAAATATTACACTTTATAGTATATAGATTTCTATAGGAGTCTACAAATCGGTAAAAATGAATAAGCATATATTTTATTGGAGGATTGAATATGTATACTTTTTCAAAACCAAATCTTATAACAGAGCAATTTACCTTACCGAGTAACGGTAAATTGTATAACGGCGCGATTGACCCTAATATAACACTTAGGGCAATGACAACATTGGAAGAAAGAATGAGATTAGGTTCACAATCTTATTATGAAAGTATGTCAGCTATCGTTAACGAATGTATAGTGGACAATAAAAAACCTGATGGTACATATAAGATAGACAGTAAATACCTTACTATATTTGATTTTGATGCTATATGTGTAAAGTTAAGAATATTAACTTATGGACCTATGTATAAAGCTGTTGCAAGATGTTTAAGATGTGGTAAACAATTTATACACACTATGGATTTACGTGAATGTGATTTTAAATTTGTTCCGGACGATTTTACCGAGCCTTATGATATCGGTCCATTACCTATATCTGGTGATACATTAGGTTGTAGATTTCTTAGAGTGCAGGACAGGATAGATATTGATAATAAAACACAAAACTTTATGTCACAACATCCAGAATTTATAGGTGATGCATCATATACATTTGAAATGCAGCATAGAATAATGCAGGTTAACGGTGAAGATATTGACTCCATTATGGTACAACGTTATGTTGATAATATGATAGGTGGAGATTCTTCTTATTATCATCAAAAAATAGATGACGGTAATAGTTTCGGTGTTCAAAGAGTTAAGACTATTGATTGTGAAGATGCTAATAATCCAATTGCTCCTTGTAATGGTATATCAGTTTGCGCTATACGTGGTAACGACGAGTTTTTTCGAACCCCGGATATTGATTAAGGATAAACCCTTGACAGTTTTAAAATATGAAGAAGTATTAAAGGAACAACTCTTAATTGGTATCCTTTCCAAAGGAGCCGTAACCTTAACAGAAACTAATGACTTACCTGTAAATGATAGACGCATATTATTAAAGACGTTGCAGGATGTAGAGGACGAAAAACGACATAAATTAGAAGAGATACAACAACAAAGACAGAGTAAATCTAAACGTTTTAGATAAATTAATCAGTTCAAATAAACTTATTGCGAGGTGAACACTATATGGCAGAAAATAATTCAATAAGAAATAGTTACACAGGTAATGAAGTTGACTTCGCAGCAAAGTTATCGTCTATAGCAACCACTATGTCTGAGCTTCGTGATATAATGAAGACCTTATCCGAAACTGTTAAAACGATGGATAAATCGACTAACAACTCTAATTCTAAAATGGATAAAGCCTATAAGGAAAATTTAGAATGGTTACGTAAACAAAATGATTTATACAAAACAACAGATAAGGTGATGCGTCAAATCAATAATGGTTTGTATAAAGAATTCTCTTCTACATTTACAGATTTAGACAAACTAAAAAATGAACATATAAAAAAGCAAACTTATATAGACACATTGGAAGCTAAAATGGCTAAAGCAACAGCTAATAGCTGGGATAAATTATCGGGTAGACTGGAACAGACTATTAAAACTAAGAAAGACGAATTAGCAATAATTAGTGACAAGTTAGAGAAAGCTACAAAAGCAGTATCAGATAATGTACAACGCAGTAGTGAATATCAAAAAGCACAGCAACAAGCCCTAAATGAGCATTTACAAAATATGACAAAT